TCAACCACCGCAATGCGCGCAAGAGCTTGTTCACGCGAAAGTCGCTTCGACATACTAAATCCTTAATTTTTTGGCTGAGCAACCATATGGAGAAGTGTTAATGCCATAATGGCATAAAGTCAACAACTAAATTTACAGCCCTATTTCAGAACGCAGGGGATATAAAAAGATTGCTCCATCGTGCGCCCGCGCTTACCTCAGTAAACCCCGTCCCGGAATCTGTGCCCGCTACTGTGAACAACGCGCCGTAGACGGTTGGCAGCGTCGGCATTGCCGTGCGGCCCGTGATGTAGTTGAGAACGTTTTGCGCGGTGTATGCGGTAATGCGGGTCATTTGAAAGCCCCTATAATTTTAATGGTGCGACCGGAAAACATTGCTTCCGATGATCGCAGCAGCAATCACAACCGCCTGCGTCAGAATCCATCCACCATACTTCTTGACGGACTCGTTGATATTGATACGGGTCTGCCGTGCCACATTCTGAGCCAACAGAATGTCCTTCAAGTCTTGAAACTGCTTGGCCGAGTTGGCATCGCGCGTATCCATCTTGCCATCGAGCGCAGCCAGGTCCGCTTTTACGCCAGCCACATCTTTTTTGACGGCAGCCACGTCCTCTTTGATGTAGTTGGTGATTTCTTCCAAGCGGGCGATCCTCTCCCCTTGGGGCATCTCGACAGTCATTTTGCGGACGCCGGCTGGGTTAGGGCCTGCCCCACGGCGGCAAGATGATCCCATCCAGTAACACCCCAGGCATGAAGGTCGATTAGATAATTCGCGACACAATTGTCATCCGTGCAAACGGGTACGGCAGGTTCCGGCACTTGCACCAAGAGCGCGGGGGGCAATGACGGCGTGACATCTTTGTACTCAACCAGCGGCGGAGGGGTTGTGCAGCCGCACATGGAAATCGCAACGATGATAGCGATCGCCATGAATGCCACCCAAGCCACCGTGTGGGATTTACTGCCCTTCATGGTTTCGCCCTCAACATCGAAAGCGTGGAGGCCAGAACGGGCGAGATAGCCACCGATGGCGCGGCGTTCACTGTGGCATGTTCAGCAACCACATCCGCCTGACGCGCCGTGTCAGCCTGCTCCGTGGCTTCCTCGATGGCGTTGTATCGCTTCACATCAGCCTGCATGTTCGCGATGGTGGCGGCGTTCGCAGCGTTCACGCCCTGCAACTCCGAAATCGAAACCGCCTGCGCAGCGTTCTCAGCGTGAAGCTTTCCGATATACAGCCACCCCCCGATGATAATTGCAGCGACCACGCCGAGCGCCGCAAGCTTTGCACCTATGGATGCGAACATAACACACCCCCCGCGAGACCAGCGCCAATAGCTGCACCAAACAACCATTCCTGCCAGAAATCCCAACCATCAGGCTTTTGCGGCAACTTGCCGCCCAGCCAATATATCGGCCCACACATCGCGCCGACCAAAAGCAACAATGGGAATTGCAAGTGAAATCCGACAAACGCCGCAAAACTCATCCGTATAAAGCCAGACAAGCTGAGCAATGCAATATCGCGGAATTTCGTTGGGTAAAGCTGCGCGCCAAACCAACCGACGACAACGCAACCCAGAAATAGATTCAGCGCCAGCGCATCAACAACCCACGTCCACCCGGCGAGCGCGCCATACGCGACAGCCATGCCGACCGCCCAGATCACCCGCACAACGGTATCGTTGAACCCCATCCAGTTTGCTTTGCCGGTAAGGTTGTTGATAAGGCCACCACGCACACGCCATAACATCGCCCCGAGCGGGACAAGTAGCCAAACGAGGCTCACTGATTCGTCGTGCATTTGTTCCGTACTCCGATAAACCCCTGGATAATCCCGCCAACCGTACCAATCGCTGTGAGCATCAATGAGTTCGCTTGCGCAAACTCCATGATGTCGAAGTGATCGCCGCGATGCACGACAACCCAAACGATCAACGTATCCATGATTACGAGGGTGGCGAGACCCAAAGCGCCATACACACAAAAGAACAGGGCGGCCTCATCGACCGCCCCATCCGGCCCAGCTATCAGCTTTGATAGCCAGGACATTTAGACCGCCGGGGCTGCGGCGCGCAGGCGAGCCAGCAGCGCATCAACGTCTGTGACGGCCTCAAGCTCCAGATGCTTGTATTCTTTTTCGGCAGCAAGCGCGAGGGTTTCGGCCTCATGCTTTGCCGCAAGTGCGACTTCCGCCGCTTCATGCTCAGCATCAACCACGAAGGCTTTCAGCTTAGAGAGGAAGGTCGGTGCAGATGCCGCCACAACGGCGGCAGGTTCAACGGTTTCGCTCATGGTAGATGTCCTTTTAAAAAATATCAGGCGTAGCCAGCGTATAATGCGACACATCGCGTCGCTAAATCCAACGCGCCAGGAAGAACCACGTAAAAACGATAGTTGTGTGCAGAAAGATTGCCAATGCCGAAATCAGAATAAGGCCCTTTGCGTAGCTCCATAGGCTCATCGGTAAGCCAGCGAGTTGCGATTCACAGTGATTCGGCTGGATGATATTGAGGAATTGACAGAACACGCATCCAGCCAAGATGCGTTTTTCCTGACCGTAAGCCGCAGCAAGTGAAATCGTGGTCGCAGTCTGCCCCGTTAGAATCGCGCACAGAAAAATATCCAGGCCGACAAATACGGCCTTAAGATACGCTATCACGGGATAGTCGCAGCGTTCGACGGCCATGTCGCCGTCCCACCAGCCGCTACGGTATCAGCGGCCAGCTTGCAGGCAGCCACGTATTGCGCCGCCTGCTTGGCAAAGGACATGAATTGCGCCGTGGATATGAACGCCACCGGAACGGCACTCCCCTGTTGAGTCCACAAGAGCATCGTTGTCGTGGTGTTGGTGAACTCAGCAAACGCAGCGATGAACTGAACTTCGGCCATGATGTCGGAAACGTCACTCGGCTCTATACCATACACGCCGTCGAGCGTTGGCGTTCCCGTGCTAGTAACGGCCAAGCCCGCCGCAATTGCGGCGGCATACTGCGCAGCAGCCGCAGCAGCCGGAGTGATTGCCGGAGCCGCTGGCGCGGGCGGCGCGACAAACCCACCACCAACGTAGCCGAATCCGATGGCTACCGTTTCCCCGGCAGGGATTGCGACAGCGGACGATCCAGCCGGTGGCTCGTAAGCCGTAACTCCATCCCAAAGAATAATGTTTGAAACGAAGCCGCTTTCAATCAAAGCAAATTGGCTCATTATGCAAACTCCGATATGATAACTAAACCGTGAGACCCAGCAGCACCAGCTTGAGCGGCAAGGCCTCCAGTATTGCCAGACCCCGTACCACCCGCGCCGAACCCTGATGACGCGAATGGCGTGTTGCCCGCCGGGGATGGTGCACCATAAGGTGAGCTTGCACCCACGCCCTCGTAAACATTGATTAGGTTCAAATATGACGATTGCCCGGAAGTTCCGTTAGCGGAGAATATAATTCCAGACCCCGTGCATGATCCTCCGCCGCTTCCGCCAATGGCGGTGGTAAATGTGGCAGAATTAGATTGTAAATTAACATTCCCCGGGCTTCCTCCTGGCGCTGATAGTAAAGCGCCAAAACTTGTAGTGCCGCCAGCGTTCCCCGCACCACCCACCACACCGGAACCGCCAGCCCCGATCGTTACGGCCACACTTGAAAATCCACTTAAATATCTTGCACGCGCAACGCTACCCGAACCACCGCCCGAACCGTTTGAGACTTGAGATGAGGTTGTGGCCGGCGCACCGCCACCCGCGCCGCCGCCGCCAACAATCTCGACAACAATGCTTTGTGTGCCGGGGGTCGGCGTGTAAGTGCCGGATGAGGTGAAGGTTTGAATGTTGAGCAGCCGCCCCGGCTGGATGCCACGCCCGGCCTGCAAAGGATCGACAAACGGAGCGCCGGACGCCAGCGTGATCTGCGACGTGGTGATCGTCGTCTGACCATACGCCACCGTGACCACGTAGAGCGGAACCCAGCCCGCCGTCACCGCCGGGGTTGTCTGTGTGCCGGTGGCAGCCGCAACGCCAGCCAAGGCTTGCAGGCTCACGCGCTGAATGCGCTGAGTGTTCTGCGATGTGCCAGCGTTGGCCGGCCCATTGAACGGGCTGGACGGCAGGGCCGCATCGACATACGGCAGCACGGTCGAGCCGGTATCGGACTCGGCAAACGTGGCTTCGATGAGATAGTTTTGGCTCCAGCCGACAGTTGTTGGGGCGGCAAGCGCCAGAACGGTCGTTGTCAGGTTAAAACCTTGCTTGACGATAGTATCCGTGGTATCCGCCGCCAGCGAACCAAAAGCCGTGTTATCGACGTTCTGCAATGACGTTATGGAACCCTGCCCGATATTGATAGACAAGGATGGGACAGTAGTTTGCGTCCCGATCAACCCGTCAACAACCGATGTCGTCCCCAACACTGAGCGCAGCAGCGCCCCAAACGACAGCATCGTGTTCTTTTCAGGATTCAGAATGTCCACGTCACGCGGGAGAGCGCCGGGATACACAATTTGACGGTCCAAAAGCTTAATCCTTAATTCGAGAGGTATACCCAGGGTATCGAACCCGCAGGGGTCCATTGAGCTATCGCGGCGTAAATCTGCGCATCCGTAAGAAATGCAGGTTGCATCGAGGGATTCGTGAAAGCCAGAGAGCCACTTACACTTGTCGCCGCCGCCGCAACACTTCCGTATCCACCCAACCCACCGCCAGCCGAAGCATTAAGCACGCTGGCGTATCCAGCAAGGTTTGCAATCCCACTTCCCTTTGGCCGATAGACGGTCATAAAGAATTGGAACGGAAGCAATGTGCTACCATAGCCACCCGCGCCGACCGTCCCGCTACCATCATCGAACGCCAAAAGCCCCCCGCCAGCGGCGGCGTTGGAAACCGATGCCCAACCGCCCGTATCTGCCGTGTAGCCCGGCTCAAACACGGTCGGAACGCGCCCCGTCAGATACGTGAGCATCTGAATAAGCCCCGCGCGCGATCCGCGTGGCGCCGTCATGTTGTACTGGATGCGGATGGCATACGCCGCATCCGTCTCGTTCGCCAGCCGGGGCAGCACGTTCGGGCCAAACAGGTCAAGCGATATCAGATCAAGAAATCCGCCCGTCGCAGTCTTCACACGAGTCTGCGCTTTCACGAATTGGATTCCAGAGTATATACTGGCGAATGCGTTTGCCGCGCCGGTTAGTAGCGCCGTTACGATTGGCGGCGCATTTCCAAACCATTTGTTCGGCAACTCGTTGAATTGCCGACCTACGATATCGTTCTGGTCACCCGTTGCCATCAGGACACCGTTGTCGTGCCGGGACGCACAACCACATTGAACGCGCCGCCGATGTCAGTAGTACCGCCATTCAACAGACAGCCAGTGACATCCGTGATATTTGGAGACGCATCAAAGGCAAGCTGCCACACGCGGCCATAAGACATGACAGCGCCGACCGGCAGCGCCGCCACGTAGGCGTTGATTGCCGCAATGACCAACGGGATTGCCGCAGTCTTGAGCGCCGCAGTCGGGCAAGTTATCGTCATTGCGGTATTCGCGAGCAGCGCAGTCGCAGCCTGGACAGAGAACGTACTCCCTATCGGACGAACCGCGTTCACCGCCGTACCCACAAGCGTCAGTGTAGCCGCCGGAGTTGCACCCGAGCCGTCATCCACCGTCACAACAAAATTGCCAGGCTGATACGCCCCGAGATTGGTGTAATTTTCCTGAATCGTATACGAAAGGTTTGCAGCCACACCCAACACAGCCGAGCCGACAGCAACCGGCGTGCCCCGCGCGAGTCCAGCCAGGAATAAACCAAAGCGCGCCTTGTACGCCGCATCAGTTTCCGCGTTCACGCCATTCAAAAAACCAGCCGCATTGCTCACAGAATCGACGTATGGAATTTGCGCAGCTATCAGCCCAAGCGTGCCAGCCAGGATGTTCGCCCCGGACCCCGGAGTTACCGCAGTCACGGCGCAATTCAGCGTGGAAACGCCGATGGCGATGTTAAACCAGCCCTGCGTCAATCCGGTCGGATCAACCTGATAGGCGGCATTCGTCGTGTCAAGATTGACGGTAAAAGATTGCGTGCCGTCATTTGTTTTTAGGATTGTGCCAACGGGCACCTGCGCCGCTTGCGTAGTAGCCGCACGATAAAACGTCGCAATTCCGGTAGCATACGTCGCACCAAGCCGCGTGAAATTATAATCCGCGCCAAAACTATCGCAATCCGATCCCGTCGAGGACGCCAGCCGCGTCACCGATAAAACCTGCACAACCAACCATTGCAGCCAAAGTGCTATCGAAGCGTTAGCCTCAATAATTGCAAGGATAGATGAACCCGTAGTGAAATTAAGCGCAGCAGTAGCGGCAGCTTGCGCGGCAGCGGCCATGTTTTGAACCATGCCGGTAAAACTTTGTAGGTTTAGCTTCATGGGTCATTGGCCTATCGGGAACGTGAGTACAGACGTACCTCCCGTAGTCGCGTCGGTATAACTAATGTTGCACACTACCGTCCCGTCTTGGCCGACCGTGGTTGTGATGACAGGTTCAGGCGCTTGCGCTACTGACGCCTCAGCAAATATCTGCGATCGGATAAGGCCTTGCAACGCCGATGGATGCGTCGGGTGACCAACACGCGCGCCCACGCCCGCACCATACGCCAGATGCCAAAGATAATCCCCTGCGTTGGTCAACAACCTTCGCAATATCCGTTGCTGCGTCTCGGCATCGCCAGACACAACGAGCAAATCGCCATTGGCGCCCAAAATAAGATCGCCTCCAAAGAAATGCGAGATATCGGTCATTACTCGCCCTTCGTGACGGTGGTTACAGAGCCAGCCGGGGCGGTCGTTGTCGGTACGCCCGTATTGCCTCCGCCATTGCCGTTGCTGTGTACGTGACCAGCGACCCAACTAGCGAATAGCGATGTACAAAAGCCGCGCAAAGTGTCAGTTAGCGCAGCGCAAAGGTTGACCGCCGGCGCAACAAGGTTGACCGCCACGGTTGAGGTGATGTTGATCGAGCCGTCGGCTTTTAGATTTATCTTGGAGCCAGTCTGATGGATCAACCAAAGCTCCCCCGCCCCCACCCCCTGCGGCGGCGTATCAATCTCGGAGTAATAACGCGCAACAATCACGCCGTTTCCGCTATCGCCATCCTCAGCCAGCACAAGCACTTGGTCATTAAGCTGGAGCGGAGCAAGGATGCCCCATCCCGCGCCGACCCACTGTGAGGTAATCGAGAGCCACCCCGAAGGTGCGCCGGATGGCTGGTACGTGACCATCGCACGAAACTTTATCGGGTCAAAATTCGTGACAATCCCGCGCCGGGCCACACCCTGAAATTGATCCATCGAGGCCGCATCACGTTGCATCTCACGCTTGAAGCGGGCCAGACTCATCAATAAGCATCCTGCGTTGGGGGCGATTGAAGAATGGGAATAGCCGCCCCGGTCGCGCCATCGTAAAGGGTAAGCGGTGAGCTATTCTTTGCCTCGATTTGCGTCGAAAACCCTTGCATGTTCAACGTGCGCGTTACAGTTGTTGGATACCAAAGGACATCGTAATCCGTTCCGGTCCCGGTAAGCTGGATCAAGGTCTGTGGGGTGATCGTCACATCGCCTGGCAGTCCGAATGTGGCCGTGCGTTCATGCGCCGCGATGTCCAACGCCTCGCGTTGAGCCGCAACATCCGCCTGCGCCTTCGTCAAGTTTGGAAACTCGAAATAGAATTGAGCGGGCGGCGTAGTATCGCCTGGTATCTGTTTGATGGTCTTGGTTATCGCGTGGCCGACAACTTTGGTCTTTTTGGCCGCATTCCACGATTGAACAAAAACCTCTACGTTTTTTGCAAAGGTCAAGGCTCGATTAAGCTGAATAGACTCGGCGTTGCTTGTGACAAGGCCGTTT